CCGAATTGTGTAGATTCAAATATGCAAAGGCTTGTCTGTTATCGCCGGAGATCACTACGTGTTTGTTGCGTTACGGTCAAGTGGAAGCTGTGGATCAACCTTGGACATATAAGGGAGATCAGACCTATCACATTCGTGCTCACTATCAGTACGCGATGGAAACAACTAAAGGTGACTGTGGATCTCCTTTGATTGTCATTGGAACTCAATATCAGAAGAAAATTCTTGGAATTCACGTAGCTGGTGCCACAGGAGTTGGAATGGCTAGCCCTGTGAATAGGAATGATCTTGTGAAGGTGCTTAATAAAGTTCCTGATGTTTGCCAAATTGGTATGGAACCTGAACAATGGGTTGCTCATCTTGGTTATAAGGTTGAAGGCAATGAGCTTGTGTGCAATTTGCCTCGCCCCGAGGGTGATTTCACTCCCATTGGTAGGTCCTTGTATCCAATTATTGGATCATCAAAGACTCAATTGAGACCTTCCCTGATTCATGATGAAGTCGTTGAGCACTCTACAATTCCTTGCATTTTGGGACCTGTTTTTGTTAATGGACAAAAGATTGATCCCATGATGCAAGGCTTGAAGAAGTGTGCCGAACCATCTACTGCCTTGAACCAATCATATCTTATGGCTGCTGTCTCCGACGTGCGGATGAATTTTCCGGATGATGTAGAGAGACAAAGAGTTCTTAGCGATTATGAAATGGTTGCTGGCGTAGAAGGTGATGATTTCATGGTTGCCATAGCTCGTTCGACTTCACCTGGATATCCCTTTAGGAAAGAAGCCAAGGGGCCTGGAAAGACTGATTGGCTTGGTTCAGATGAAGAGTATACTCTCCGGTCTGATCTTAAGGAATTGATTGATAAGAGAATTGAGATGGCCAAGAATAATGAGAGGATGCCCACCATTTGGACTGATACCCTGAAGGATGAGCGAAGACCAATCAAGAAGGTTATGTCTGGAAAAACGAGAGTCTTTTCGGCTGGCCCTATGGATTATTGTTTGGCCTTTCGAAAGTATTTTCTTGGATTCGCCGGACATTGCGCCGCTAGACGGAACTTCAATGAAATCTCGGTTGGAACCAATGTTTATTCTCAAGATTGGGATGTCATTGCCAATATTCTTTCCTCTAAGGGGAAAAGAGTTATTGCCGGTGACTTTAGCAATTTTGATGGTACTTTGAATGCCGAGATTTTGTGGTCTATTTGCGACATCATCAACGATTGGTACAATGACGGAGAAGAGAATAAGAGAATTCGAAGAGTGCTCTGGTGTGAGATTGTAAATTCTGTGCATGTGTGTGGATCTACAATCTATCACTGGACTCATTCTCAACCCTCTGGTAATCCTCTCACGGCCATTTTGAACTCAATGTACAATTCCATTGCTTGTCGATATGTTTGGCTCTTGTTAACTGCCAATAGACCTCAAGATAATTCCATGAGATCTTTTCGCAACCACGTAACAATGGTAGCTTATGGAGATGACAACGTTTTGAACATTTCGGACTACGCCACAGAATTTTACAATCAGGTTCTAATGAGTGAGGCTTTTGCAACTTTTGGGATGACTTACACTGATGAGTCCAAGAGTGGAGAAATGCTCCCTTACAGATCTCTTGCTGAAGTGAAATACCTCAAAAGAGGTTTCGTTTACAATGACGATGTGTTGAAATGGGAAGCT